TATCAAAGGTTGCTGTATCATCTATTAGTCCACCTTCAGCATCATCAACATCAAACAACTTCATCTTTGATCTGTCAACACCAACTACAAACCTTTTATTGCTACTAGGATCATTGTACCTATTCTTGAGTTGCTTCACCATGATCTGACCAAGTGACTCTAGCTCTTCACTTGAAATCAAAGCAAACATTAAGTCGGCTGTTGCGGGTAGTCCAAAAGACTCGCTCGTGTCTTCAAGCCCAACATCTGAGTTAGAGTAACCACTACGAGTCGTTTGCGTTGCAGTGATAATCGGTACTTCGAACTCGACTGCGAGTCCACGTAGTTCTTCTGCAATAGCCTTAATATAAGTATACGAATTGATTGATCCCCCCATGCCTTTCATTCGACTAGATGCACATATGTTGAGATAGTCAATGAAGATCATCTCAGGTACAAAGTCTTTTTTTAACTTAAGCTCATTCAGTAATGCTCTAAAGTGACCTGTATGCGCTGAACCTGTTGGATATTCTTTTACAATAAGTTTACCATTATTTTTACCTGCAATATTATGCACTTTGTCTACTAGCATTTCTTTTGATAGAGTTTCTAGTTGATCAAGAGGTATGTCTAATAGGTTTGCATCAATGCGTTCAGCAATACGTTCTTCTGCCATTTCCATTGTAATATATAGCACATTGCGACCTTGTGTCATAGCATCAGCAGCAACATGACACATGAACAAAGATTTACCCACACCTGTACCTGCTAGTGCAACATTCAGGGTTTTGTTAGGCAATCCACCTTTAGTAATCTTATTGAAATACTCTAAGTCAAATGGAATGCGTTCTTCTTGCTCATGATAGAAATCATAACGATCAGAAACATTGTCCACATAGTCGTGTCCAATGTTCGCATCAAAAGAAACTGCCAAGGCTTTGGTCAATAGATCAGGGAGTGCGTTCTTAGTAAGATCCTTATGCTTACCATCAATGATGGAGATAGACTCCATAATAGCATTATGTATCGCTCTATCCTGACACCACTTTTCAGTGTTATCTTCTAACCACTTATCATTGGCCTTGACAGTTTCTTTATCAAATATGATTGGAAGTATTTCAAGTGCAGCAGTATACTGATCAGGATTAAACTTTTCACTCTGATCAATATCAATCTTTAAGCTTTCTTGAGTAGGAAGCTTATTGTACTTGGCTACATATTTCACAATCTGTTTAAATAGTTGATTATATACTCCTTGAAAATATTCTGGTTTCACAAAAGGAAGAACCTTACGCATGTAAGGCTCATCTGTTAATAGGTGACGTAATATTACTTGTTCTAAATTTATCATACACTAACCATTATTTTGACTTTCCATCGACTCTTATAGTATAGCTGAAATGTGGAACAGCGTCAACCCCATGATAATCTAATATATTAAATGTATAGAAAATATGATCTTTAGGTTTATATATTTTCTTTTTAGTGATTGGATTCCACACATAAACAGGTCTATAATGTTTCGGATTAAAGTTGATATGAAGTTTATATGGACCATCAGGCTCATCTATATGACAAGGAACAGAAGACCCTGCCCATGATCCATATACCATAACCCTACCAACTTCACTAAAAGGCATTTTATTTTCAATCACGTGCTTAGTGTAAGGTGTCTGATCTGCAATACTTGCCCAAGGAGTAATATCTTGATCTCTAGTCTTAAACCTATTAGGCTTTAGTGGAATAGCCCATGCCCAAGGTATATCAATCTTTCTTTTAAAAATACGATATTTTCTACTTTCCTGAGTACTCATGCCTTCCTGATTAGGTATAGTCGGATCTTCAAGAGGTGGCCTACCCTTTTCATCAGGGAAATCTGGTGGCTTATCTCCATACACATTTGGTATAAAGTCTAAATCAGCTTTGGCTAGTGCTCTACAGACTTCTTCATCAATCCTTGACATATCAGCATCAACATCGAAATGCTTAAAGGCTTGTCCATTAATACCTTTAAGTGGAAGATCACCACGGTATGAAAAAGGGTCTTTAGTGTTAATCCGTTTGTTCATCTTCAGTCTTAGCTACCTGTTGTTCTAGTATGTCATACAATATTTCTCCTGTGGTATGATGCCAATCAATATCTTCATGAGGTTTCCAATCCTCACCAAGAACGTCAGACACAACATCTGACGTAAATGTTAGTGTCTCACCATCTTCTCCGACCTTAAGTTCGCCAAAATTAAATACTGTTTCTATGTAATAACCTGTCTTAATTCTAATGTTCCAATGATCATTATTCCCGGGGATAAGTTCGTAGTCAATATCTTGTTTCACTGTGTCACTTCCTCAACCACAATCTCATCCATATCTACTAGTGATTTATGACCAATCTGATATTGCTTCTTTAAGAAATCTTTAAAATCTGTTTCAGCAAAGATTGGATTCCAGAAAGATTCATCAAGAGTGGCATCGTACCGTACTTTAGGTCCAAGCTCTCCAGTTTTCTGATCAACCACAGCATACCAGCCATTGGAAGGCTTAGTAGCATAACCACCAGCAAGAGCACAATCGAGAAGGCCAGAATAATGTTTGACACCACCATCCCAAGACACAGTGATAGGAATCTTTGACTTCTCTTTAACAAATCTACTTTTATCCACGTTGATAACAAAATGATATCCTTGTATTTCAGTTCCTTTTTTATCTTGCTGTCTACCAATAATCCAAATGTTATCTGCACTATAGTAGATACCCGTACCACCAGATACAACATCCTTTGGAAACAATCCAATCTCTTTATACGTGTGATTGATTGCAATCATTGGAATGTTTTTCATAGTCAAGTATGGTGTAGTCATGCGGAACAAGCTCTTAAATGCTTTGGCACGTGACATGTCTGCAACTGACTTCTCATCCTTTGCATCTTCTAGTTCTTTTTTAGAAGCCAAGTTACCAATAGAGTCGATAATAATAATAACCTCATCATCACGATCAAGACCTTCTAACTGAGCAACTAGATCAAACTTTAACTCTTCTACATTGGTAATAGGTACATGCAGTACACGACTTGTATCCACATCAAACTGATCAAAGTATGCCTGAGGTGAACCAAACTCTGAGTCATAAAAAATCATCACAGCATTGGGTTTTGCTTTTAGATATGACGAAGCCATCATCAGAGCAAAGGATGTTTTGAAATGCTTAGATGGTCCTGCAAGAACTGTTAGACCTGAAGATAGCCCACCATCAACAGAACCAGATAGTGCCACATTCATCATGGGCACGTTTGTAGGAACCATCTCTTTTTCGTTAAAGAACTTAGATTTAGTCAGAACTTCCGTTGTCTTGATCTTGCTGTTCTTCTTCAGTTTGTCCATAATTGACATTTTGTTCTCTTTCTCTATCGTTTAAATCGTATTCACTGCGTATCTCATTGTTTAGATTTTGCACTACTTGCCAAATCTCAGAAGACTGATCAGTTTTATTATCAATAAAGTTAATAAATGCAGACAGGTCTTTTGGAAAACATGCTCCACCAAAACCATCACGTCCATCATGACCAGGGATCTTCATATGACTATGACCAATACGCTGATCTGCCATCAACGCACGTGACAACTGATTATAACTACCGCCAAAATCATCCATAACTTTCTTGAGTTGGTTCATGAATGTAACCTTCATAGCAAGATAGTTGTTCACAGTGTATTTGAAGAATGAAGCTTCTACAGGAGACATGGTGATAGTCTGTGCAGGGTTAGCCAAAGAGAAGTAGTTGTATAATCCTTCTAAGTGGGATGCTGCTTCCTGCTGCTGTACACCAAAGATTCTATAACGTGCATTAGTCATACCTTCTTTGGCATTACTCTCATTTAAAAACTCAGGCTCATAAACAATACGTCCATCGATACGTGATAAACGATCAATAACATCAGGTGTGACAGTTGATTTGATTACAATAAATGCATCAGTCTGATTTACTAAACGCATCACAGCATCATCAATAGCCTTAGTATCAATGCCACCGTCATCAGATGCAGGTGTGGGCAAGCAAATAAACACACAGTTTGGTTGCCATGCACAAAGATCTTGTAGTGTGCTATCACTAACCTTTGGATCTATAATGAACTTCTCAACAGAGTTTGTAGAGAAAATATAGTCTACGGCCTTACCGACAAAACCATGTCCAATAATACCTAGTTTAAAGTTTTGCTCTCTGCGTTTTACTACAGGTTGCAGTTCAGGTTCTTTCATCTTATTATTTCCTTCATAAGCTCTTTGTCATATACTCTTTCCCTCAAGTCAGTAGAGGAAAATCTATGATCTCTTTTATTATACTTTATCTCAATACCCCTTTTGGCACATATCTTTCTGCCTGTGAAGGTAGTATCTTTATACTCTTCTCCGATTATTCTAACATGTATTTCAAACAATTGCAAGATGTCTTCTAAATCTTTTTCAGATTCATAAGGAATTATTTCATCCACATACTTAACACCCTGTAGTTGAGTCCATCTCTCGACTAGGCTTTGAACTGGTGGGTTCTTACCTTCTCTATCTCTAGATGGATCTACCTGCAATCCGCATATCAGATAGTCGCAATGATTTTTTGCCTCTCTTAACATAGCAATATGACCTGCATGAAGCAGGTCAAATGTGCTAAAGGTGATACCTACAGTCATGACGATGAATGTTTGATGTATGCTTCATCTTGATCATCAATATGATAACCAACAGTCTCACGTTCAATATCATTATGATTAAACTCTGCCCAATACAACTCATAAGCTACGCCTTCTTGAAGACATTCAAATTGATGATAGAGGCCAGGTTTAACTTTATGATAGTCACCTTCATTGAGAATCGTAATATCACATAGATCATAGTCACGCTGCCATGTGCGGATAAGCATTTTACCAGATTCAACATAGAAGCCATTCCATTTATAACGATGTAAATGCTTCGAGCAAACACCACCTTCGTCCATTTCAATACGATGAAACTCTAAAGCACCATTTGCTTCAATGAGTTGTGTCGTACCCCATACTTTACCTGCTTTCATGATTTTTTCCTAGCTTTTTTTCGTTTCATCTTTTTAAACTCAGGGAATGACATGCGTTTATCATATCCACCATCGATATATTCTTTGTGCCAACTGCCCTCAGAACTATTCATCCTGTTCCAGTTACGCCGCCACGCATTTGACAAGTGCTTATCGAATGTTGCCATTTATCACATCCTCACCTGCTTTCATTCCATATCCTCACATCTTCTGGTGTATTAATTTCAACTCCGTTAAACACGCATGGCAATACACCGATATCCCATCCATTCTTTAACCAACGCAGTTGCTCTAGTTTCTCGGTACGCTCTTCACGAGTACCTGTCAAACTAGGATACATTTCTAGTACATTCCGTTTGTATCCATAGATTCCTAAGTGCCAATCACCATATCCTGTCATACCTCTTCCAAACCATAAACATTTATCAGAAGCTCTTACTAGCTTAACAGTATTAGGATCATTTTGTTGTTCCTTTGGCATCATAGCACACATGGTAGTAACAGAATAGTTTTTTAAATGCCAAACAGTTTTTTCAATCATCTCTACAGTTACATCAGGCATGTCACCTTGTACATTTATAAACTGATTATACTTATCAAATAAAGAAGACTTAATTGCTCCTGCACATCGTTCTGTACCATTATCGTAATCTGTTTGTTCAATCCAACACTTGTTAGGACCAAACAGTTCGTATATTCGCATATCATCAGTAAGCACGTATGTTGGTATCTTAGACGCTGTACAAGCGTCATACACACGCCTAATCATAGGAACACCATCTAACTCAGCTAATGGCTTACCCGGAAAACGTGTGCTACCATATCTAGCTGGTATAAGAATAGCGGTAGATGTCATTCACTGTCCTTTCAAAATCTTCTAACTTTAACATATTAGGACCATCGCTTGGAGCATTATCAGGGTCTGCATGTACTTCTAGAAAGAAGTTTTTAACGCCCATAGCAGAGGCAGCACGAGCAAGACTTGGAACGTAATCACGATTACCGCCACTCGATTTCCCCCTTCCTCCTGGTTTTTGGACAGCGTGGGTAGCATCAAAAACAACAGGTACATCGTAATAGTCAAGCATATACTGAATCCCAGTAAAATCAACAACCAAAGTATTGTATCCAAAACTTGTACCTCTTTCTGTGATCCATACTTCTTCAGCTTCTTTTGTCTTAGAAAGAACACCATGCATATCCCATGGCGCTAAGAACTGACCTTTCTTGATGTTGACAATCTTACCTGTTAAACAAGCAGTTAGTAATAGGTCTGTCTGCCTACATAAAAATGCAGGTATTTGTATCACATCAACGAAATCCTTGACTATATTAATTTCATCTTCTGAATGTACATCAGTGAGGATCTTAACATCAGGAAAAGTTTTCTTTATCTCTAAGAAGTCCTGTATAGTCTTGATCATACCTCTACCACGAACCCCATCAATATGGCTTCTATTGGCTTTGTCGTATGATGCTTTAAAAATGTATTCAATATTCAGTGAATCGCATACACGCTTACACTCATTAGCAATCTCTAACGATTGCTCTAATGTTTCGTGTTGACATGGACCAGCAATAATTCTCATTTGTATTTCAGTTCTGTAATACGTTTATGTGCAGCATTTAGTTGTTCTTGTAAATCTCTTACGTTTTGCTGTAACAGCTCTATAGTTTTACCTAGAGAAACAATCACCTTTCTGTTTTTCTCAGCTTCCATTTCATCTGGTAACATATCTTACTCCCAACAATCATCAATAGTACGCCTACCAATGTTTTCTCTACCGATATCTATAAGTTTCATGCCATACTCAGGATCTTTAGAGTATTCTAGACTATCAACCTTTCTTAGTCGGTTCTTTCTAAATGGTCTATAGTCAACATGATGATGCCACCGATTGAACTTCCAAACCACTTCTGTAACATCAGGATGCATTTCCTTTAGCATTTCTGACTTAGGTAGTGTACCCTCTTCAGAATAGAACTCTTTGGTGTTACCGCCACCTACACGTTGAGTCGTACCCTTGTCAGCTAGAAAGGCATTGAACTGTACAGTACACCAACCATCCTTTAATGCTCTTAAAGACAGATCAGTATCTTCGTTGTATCTACCACGCCATCTATAAGGAATATCATTACGTATCAGTAGGCACGAATATATTCTTGTATTAAAGATAAGTGGTGGTACACGATCAGTTGCTTTACAAAACTTACTATAGTTTGGTCCTGCAATAGCAACATTAGTGTATCTATCACAGAAGTCTTCCATAGCCCTGAACCATGACAGTGTTCTGACCGCAACCTTTACGTTCCTATTTAGACGGTGAAAGTCATAGATGTTGTCATCCATAACCCAATGCCATTTAGAACCATACGTCTGTATAGAATGATCCCATGCAAAGTTTCTAGCAGCGCCTGGCCCCTTGCTCTTAGTATCACCCAAATCATCAAACGTATCATAAGTATCCTGATATGTTTTATCAAGAACCAATAGCTTATCACGATCAAAGTGCTCTGCATACCTGTCTAGCTGATCTTCTTCAACCACGATATGATAGTCCACAGAAAGTCTATCAAGAAGCTCTGCAGTCTTGCACTGATCCCAACGGTTCTTGGAAACTACATATACAGGATACTTATTTCTCATTGCGGATTATTCACCCAATAGATTGTGTTTGGTGGCAGGAACCCATGAATAAACCAAGCGTTACCAAACATAGGAGACCCGCCACCTGTGAAGTCCACACGATTATTATAAACCAATGCAGACATGCCATAGTCCATGAACATTTGTCCACGTCTTTTACCTTGAAATGATGCAACAGGCAAGAACAACGCAAACGGCTTACCTAGATCATAACAATGTCTGATAAACTTATCTTTTAAACTGTAGGGTGGATTTGTAATAACACCATCATACACATCATCACACACACAATCAAAGAAGTCACGTCCATCAGATCCAATCATATTATAGCCGTATTTGTGAAATCCGTCAAGTATATTCGAACTCTTTCCACTCGTAGCTTCGTAGTATGTTTTATCTTTATCTAAGTATTCTAGTAATGGCAGAACTTGATCTGATGGTGTATAGCACTCATCACTCTCTGCAGTATTAGAAAGTTGTTTCAGAATGTTGAGACTAGTCATCGTCTATCCACCGTAGTCCTGCATTCTTTCCATGCTCTAATCTTGGGTGCCAAAT